GCTCCGTTCTCACCTAGGTTTTGGAATTTAACCTTGAGTACCTTCGCTTTAACCGTTTTATTTTCGTAGTCACGATGTACAAGTAAACCGTGATAGGAAGCATCATACCACTCACCACCACCTTTAATATTGTACATAGTAGGTTCTTCAATTTTACCATCTTGTCCTTTATACATTTTAGTTGGGTGAGCTACAATAAATACAAGTACGTCGTATTTTTTAGCAAATATTTCGATCTTCTGTAAGTAATCCATTGTGTAGCGGTTTACATCATCAGAATGAGCGTTTGTATCTCTAACCTTGTTAAATGGATCAATAACTAAGCATTTAATACCTTTACGTTTTACAAGCTCTGCTCCCTTACGCAATACAGATTCCAGTGTATACCTATCCATATCAATAAAGAAGTAATTGTCGTTAACGTGATCAGCTACCTTTTTCCATTGTTGACTGCCAATATCTCCTGGTGTTGGCATGTCCTGCCAGTGCTTACGCATGAGTTTATGCGCATGGAGATAAGTCGGCTGGTTCTCTGGCGACGCGTACGCAGTCTTCCACCCATAGTTGTTATTATACCCAACCACCATCTGGTCCACAAAATCCGATTTTCCAGAAGACGGTATACCAGTAACAGTAATAAATTGACCGGTATATGTACTAAATATTTTATCGAAATTAGGTAAACCAACTTGAAAGCCTGGTTTAAATCCGTTTTGTACAAAATCTTTGAGTTCATCTTCTATATCGTATAATGTTGAAACACCTTCTAGTGGCACTTGTTTGCGCGTGTGTATAGCATTTTTTAGCTCAGTAGCACCGTGCTTTAATAAGTATTCGTTAGCGTCTTTACAATCATCGAAGTCAACTAAGTAGCATACCTCAGCACCTAGTCTACGTATAAACTCTTGTTTAAGAGCTTGACCAGGTTCATCGGTATCAAGAGCTAAGATAATCTCAGTCTTGTCTTCTAGGTAGTCGATGCAATTATCTAAGTAATCGAGATTGTTTGAGTTTAATGTAGCTCCGTTAGGTACAGAGATAACATTCTTAACTCCCGCTTCGTGCATTGCAAGCACGTCCATCTCACCTTCAACTATTATACAGGAATCATAACCAACTATAGAGTTAATGTTGTAAAAGATCTTTTCAGCCCCTTTATAAAGCTTGAAGTTCTTACGACCATCTCTATATTTAACATTGATCAGTTGATCACCCATATAGTAGTTGAAGTGGATAGTATTCTCGGATTTACCTGTCTGAGGCATCCACTCAGAACCTTCACCAACCTGTAAGTCAGCTAGGGTCTGAGCAGATATACCTCTTGTCTCAAACCATTGTTCAACTTTTGTATTAACTTTCGGCACGACAGTAGATTCAGGTCTAACATAAACCTTTTCACTTGCTCCTTTACGTTGATACGTATGCAGTTGAAAACTGGTATCACAATTATGACAGGTGCCGAGACCACGTTCCCAATCGTATGACGCACATTTCGCCTTACGATTTTCAGGTTTCCTATCGTGGGAGCACAAGGGACAAATCCCCTGTGGCTTACCCACATCTAGGCCGTGCTTATTGAACTTGTCAATAGCAAATCCATTGATCTCTCTATCCTCTACGTTCATACTAGAATGGCAGGTCTTCTACCTCATCAGGCACTGGTGCTTGTTTCGGTGGTGCAGGTGCAGCGTCACGAGGAGCTGGCTCTACGTTCTCACCGTTTGTCCATACAACCTTAACATTACCAAGGTACGTCTTAGCCTCTTTAGCATCACGCTCCTCTTTCGTCTGATCTACACAGACAGGACCTTGATTGCCAAACTGGTCTAAGTCATCATTAAGGCTAATTGTAATAGGTAGATATTTACCTTTTTTACCATTAATGATTTTATCCTTAGGGATAGCGTTTAGGTTGATACTTGTCTTTAAAATACTTGCCATTATTTAATCATAGATAATTGGTTAAACATGCGTCTCATCTGCTCCTTAGTAGCTCCAGTATTTCGCCTTAGGTTATCTACTGGTTTAAGATGAGACTGCTTCGAATAAAAGTTCTTTGAACTTGTAGTAATGCCTGTTACATCACAGGTCTTTTTTGTTGTTCTTGCCATGGTTTATGGTTTTAAAGTGTTGTTGTTGTTAAATGTTGTAGCGGATCAAAATCTTCATTCTTATAGAACAAGTCAAATATCTCACTAGCTTTCTCTACTTTTTCCTTACCCGATTTATAAAATTTCGGTGAACAGTCGAACAGACCGATCTGATGGGTATTTTTATCAATAGCTATAAATAGCATATCGTAACCAAACAGGTGTCTGTAGATATAAGCCTGACTGTCGTAGTTAAACTTCGACGCTGACCATCTGAACTTCTCTATATCACTAGTTGTTTTAAGATCGATAATAAGTTGTTCATCATGATTAATTATGTCAGCCTTACCTTTCCACATATTGTCATATAATCTAACAATACCTGGTTCTTCATACTGGACATTACCCAACACAGGTTGGATAAGGTCTCTGCATATATCATTAGCCATCATTTTCTCTACCATTACCTCGATCATATCTACCTCGTGTTGAAGTAAGCAAATCTCACCACCAGATATTTCTTTATACTTTTTAGTGTTTCGAGTAGATGCGTCTATAATCTTAAATGACTTGAGTTTATCAGGTTCTAATATTGCAGTGTGGAAATATCCTCCGATCTTAAAATTAGGATTGTCTGGTGTCTTATCATACAGAGACATAGGATTCTTTAGTAACTTACTTATGTGCGAGTTGCTTAAGAACTGATCTCCGTATTCACCATAGTAATCCTCGTCATTTCTTAATCGTTCGATTATTTCATCTTTCTTCATAACGCGGCTAGCTGCTCCTCTTGCTTAGAGGTGAGCGTGTACTTTGTTTTAATTGCTTCGAGTTTTCCTCCATTCTTTAAGTAATCTTTTGCCTTGTTAAATTGTTCAACAGTAATCTTCGGCTTAGGCTTAGCCGCTACTGCCGCTGCTTTCCCGTGTGTGTTGGTTGCGTCTGCGTCTTCAGTATCATCGATTAAGAATAAATTACCTAACGCGTACTTCTTTCCGTAAGTACTTGCGGCACCAAATTGCTGAGCAGTCTGCATACCTTTCTGATCAAGGTCTACACCTACTATAGCTGTTGCGGAGATTGTGTTCTCTCCATCCGAGAAGTTTGCTGTTGACTTGAGCATTGGTGGGAGCTTATTATCTCCCCATCCTGTTTCCACGAATTCTTCCGTGACTGTTACAGAGACTCCTAGCTCAATAAGAAACGGCTTAACCGCTTCAAGGATGTCTTCTGCCTTTCGAAAGTAATATTTTCCGAAAGAGTTGTAGCTTGACTTTTTAGCCTTAAGCTTAGTCTGGACCAACGCCAGTTTTTCATTTAGTTCTTTCATTTGGTATATGGTTTTCATATATATAATTACAGGTTTTTACGTGTATTTACACGAGTAAACTACAGGAAGTCAACCACTTGCGAGTAGTCTACGTTGTCTATAAGCTTATCAATAGCTTGGCGTTTTAGCTGTGAAACACGCACATAAGCTGACTCACCTTTAATGCCTAATTTAGCCGCGATTTCTTTAGCAGATAGTTTATCGCAATTAATTCCATAGCTGTAGATTATTACGTCAAATTCTCTCGTATCAAGATGAATCTGTAGTAAACCTATAAGGTATGAAGCTAATAGCTCAGGGTTATATGTCTGTACTGGTTCAGGCACATCATACATATTACTAGTATCATCTACCATTGCGTCAAGACTTTGGAATACAGAGTTGAAAAACATTTCTACTGCATCTCTATCTTTACCTTCGTTTTTACGAATCTCATTGATCTTATGTTCTGGTATACGCATAGTACCACGCATTATATCTATAGCTCTACGTATTCCACCTTTGATTCTTTTTGATAGAAAAGATTTAAGTCTCTGTTCTGGATCTTCAGCTTCATATATAGTATCCCATACTATTTTATCTACAGCAATAACTAAATTCTTATTACCTTCCTGTATAAGATCGTTAATAGTCATTACACCACTAGCTTGTTGAGTTGTTGAGAACTTACGAGCTAGGTTTTCTGCAAGAGGCATAAACTTAACTATAAGCTCATCGCGAGTCATCTCGTCCCATGGCCTACACCAGTCTACACGTTTACTCCATTGCTTTATATCTTTTTTATAGCGAATGTAGTTTTGTACATTATAACATTTCATAGTTGTTTATTTAATAATTCTTTTTCACGTTTGAGGTCTTCGCACATGTATCTGTGTACAGTACGAGACGACACGTGTATAGCATCAGAGATGCGTTTAATTGTAATCTTTTGGCCTAAGTCATGTATATCTATCATAGCCTGATAGATGTCATCAGGATGCGTCTTATTTGATCGACCAATAAGTTGGCCTACAATACGTAGTTTTTGCTCTTTTGTAAGCCCTGAAAACATTTTGAAAATAACTTTTCTGAGCTTATTTTTGGGCGGTTCTTTGATTTCTTGTATGCTGACTTCATATACTATTTTTTCTAATAAGTTAGGTGGCATGCTAAAACTAACAAAGCCGTTTGTCTTAGCGGATATTTCAAATGCCACGTCCATAAATTCATCTTGATCCATGCCTGGATTTAGGTACCACAATACTAATAAATGCCACTTTAGGCTTTTATAGGTTGTTATCTTCGCAGTACTCTTAAACAGATCGTAGCATTGATATGTGCCATTTTCAAAGAACATGTACATATCATTATCTATATCAGGTATATCTGTTATAGGATCTCTTCTATATACAATGCGTCGTTTGTTTAACAGCTCTAAATTTCTTTCATACTGTGACATTAGCCTGTTACTTAGTACTATTAGAGGCTATTGTCATACTAGCCGGTTTAAGGGTTGCAACAATAATTCTTTTAGAATTATCATAATTAGGTATCTTATTGAATTCTTCAATACGTTTCTTTAGGTCTTTGTTCATATATATTTTCTGTTTTCCAGTTTGCGATTATTCTTTTTGCGCCTATGTAATAATTCCAGTAAGCCTGCAAGCTGCAGTCGTCTTTGTATTCGTCAGGCATAGCTTGTGGCGGTTGTTCAAACGGCTCATGTGGTATATCAGCAGGCGCTTCATGTAAATGACCACACTTATCTATAGACATATGTGTTCTACCATAACGACGTTTGTATTCACTACCTAAAGCCATCATGTGCTCATACAGCCAATCATAATGCAAAGAGTTTTCTCTTACCCATATAGTTGACGGGTGGTTGTAATGAGCTTTCTTGTAAGGCACGTTATCACCATTGCCATAATGATGGTGGGCCGTGCAAAGCATCTGAGCCGACTCTAAGATCATCTTTACAACGTGCTTATTGTACTGATACTCAGCTGCTTTACGCGGATCTTTATGCAAATAAAATATGTTCAATCTTCTATTGATTTTATACCATCACCAGCTTTAAACAGGCTAGATAAGTTATTGTTCTTTAATCTCTCATTACGTAGTTGCATCTCAAGTAACTCAATAGTTTTTTCTTGTGACTCAACTAATCGTTCGTACGCTTCTAATCTATTTTTATCCCTGTTCATATTGCTCAATAACGTTTTGAATGTTACCTTCAAATCTAGCTATTTGCCTAGCCGTATCAGCAAAGTCTCGCAAAGCGCTGATCTCGTACTCTGATAATTCTTCTGTGTCTAAACCATCTTCAAGCGCATATAGACAGTCACGCATGTCCGCTAATGTATTTTCAAAGCGGCAGTAACTCATGTTTCCCATTTTAATATCTTTTTCTTTTGTTTCTAATTTGTTCTAATTTATCTAATAGCTTTATAGCTATGTCTACACTGATCTCGTCAGCATAATATAAGTCGTATATTAATCTTCTCATTCGTAATCTCGTATACATTTAAACAGTGGGTGACGGTAGCTGCCAGCTTTAGTACGCTCGAAGTATGTGAACGTAGCTGTTTTACCAACCCATGTTTGCATTTCTTTGAAGTTGTCTTGTAAGTACTTGAAGTTATCCATTACAGGCATACCGAACTCTACGCCATCAGCATCACGAGCTAGAAACTTACCGATCGTACCTACACGTTTGCCTTTGCCTTCAACCCAGCCTGTGATCTCTGCTTCGGTGTCGTGAAAGTCTTTGAACTTACGCAAGCTATGTGAACGCTTTTCTTGATACTCAGTGTTAAGACGTAGTATAGAGCCTTCGTAACCTTGGCATAAATTACTCTCGTGATGCTTTTTAGCTTGATCTTCGTTAAACACATCTAACGTTGGTACACGCTTTATACAGTGGTTTGTCATAAGATTGTCGTACAGCCACTCGCTACGCTTGTTAAACGGTAGGTGCATGCCTTTACCGATTAGATCGTAGCAGTGAAACTGTACAAGTCTTGCCGACTCAAAGCGATGTTGATCTGTTGGTTTA